AGTGAGAAGTGAGAAGTGAGAAGAACTGTGTGAGAAGTGAGAAAACAGGGTCGGCAGGGCGGAACGCCCCCTAACCGCCCTACGGGCGGTCTCCCCGCCCCTGCGGGGCGGTCTCCCTGTCTATTTTTATCCCCTTTTTTATTCTATTTTACAAAGTATCACTTTCTCACTATTTTTGTTAGATGTGAGAACTTTTTTTATGATAATCCAAATCCCAGTCAATTCAAAAAAAATTGAAATGATTTTTCAACTTATCGGCAGACAACAGCGTCAAGCAAACCCAGATACATACAATCAATATGGCAACTATCAAGCAGTTCAATAATCTCGCCGAAGAAATTGAATACGGAGCACTCGCGAACTCGTGCGGGTTCGGGCAAGACGGAAGCAAAAGTTCTTTCAGGTGTATCGCCGACGAAATGATACGCCTTCGCAAGGAACTCGAAGAACTCAAATCTCAACTCGCCGCCGTTGAGGTGGAGGTGGTGGTGGAGGGATACACCGAAGAGGACACCATCGCCGCGTTCAACAAGGAAGCGGACAAATACGGAGCGACCGCCGAACAGCGGGAACGCGGAGTGGCGATGTTGAAGACAGCATTCGAAGATGAAGACCCTGCCTGTAAGGCGATGACGATGGCGAGGGATGCCATCACCCGCGTCGTCAAGCAAAACGAAGAACTCAAAAGAAAAGTGCTCCTTCAACAAGAAGCAGGATACTACTGCCACACCCGCCCCGCCCCTGACTGCGACATCAATACGGACGACGCTGCGTTCGACCACTACTGGTCGGTTCAAGACAAAGACCTAACCCTTTGGAAAGTGCCCCGCCACCTTGCGGATGTGAAATCCGCACAGACAAGTTATCACGGAGCGGTCGAACAAGCATTCTACGACGAATGCTTCGGTGAAGAATACGGTAAGTTGAAGTGGATGCGGGTTCGCGAAATGACACAGGCAGACCTCATCAAGGGGGGATGGCAACCAAAAGCAGACGACGAAGAAAAATATACCAACTGCGACGATTGCGGACGGTTTTGCTACACAGGCGGAGACAAACACCCTGACGGTTATGTCTGCGAGGACTGCGAGGAGGAGGAGGAGGACGACGAGTAAGTAATCAGGTAAGACACTACGAGACAGGGGGGTCTCAATTTTTTTTCCATCGTCCCCTCCCTTTCGCTTCTCTATCATTCGCATTATCCGTCGGCGACCCCAGAAACAGATGTGCTGGATTTACACATTTTCGGTTATCGCATCGGTGGCAGACGCAAATCTCTCGGTGTTCCCATAAATCAATCGTGAGAGGATGGTGAATAATGAAAGAATAACGATGTGATGAAACTATATTCTTACCCAATCTAAACCTTCCGTATCTCGTATTCATTAAACTCCCAGTCCATTCCCAGCACTCGCCCGTCTTATCGACCTTCGCCCAAAATCTCTCGGCGTTTAACATTCAATCCTATAAAATTGAAACGAAATAAACACAAATCAATTTTATTATGAAATGGACGAACTCTCAATCGCACAAGCGAAAATCAATCAACTCACCCGCAGGATTGAAGAACTGGAAGAAATCATCCGCGTCGCAAGAGAACACGCACTCGACCAACAAACACAAAACGACCTACTCGAACAAGACGCAACTAACCGTTGCTTCTGTGAAAAGTGTGAGGAATACCTTCACGAAAGATACTGTGCCGACTGTTATGCGGAGATGGTAAGCGAAAATGAAGACGACGAAATGAGCGATGACGACACTCAACCGAACAGTCCCGCGTCCAAAATTATCCAAGATTGAAAAAAATTGAAATGGATTTTCATCATATCGCCAGATGACAGCAAACAGACACTATGGATTTTACCGACATCAAGAACCGCTACGAGAACGGATTTATGACGACCGAACGAGGACAAAAACTCGCCAGAGATGCGAAGGAAATGGAGGAGGAAAAATGCGAACTGGAGAGGGAAGCATATACATTCACCACGAAGGGGGTGCGTCGTGAATACCTACCCGATGTGCTTCACAAGGCGAAACTGGTAAGGATTGTGCCGATTGGTTTGAATAATATGTGCTACCAGAATGCGACTTGGTTGGAAGAGGAGTTCGGTTTCAAAAAGATTTACGGTTTCAACATCGTCGCCTGTCGTTGCGGGGGGCGAATGACCTTTGAACTCCACGCCGTAAATCTCTCACCCGACGGCGAACTGATTGACATCACCCGTGATTACTGCCACGAAACCGAAAAGTGGTTCGTTCCATTCGAAAATGACAACTTCAACGAAGAATTAAACAGACTGATTTTTAAGAATAAGTTCATCTGCTTTGAACCGAGTTGCCGTTGCTGTGGCAAAAAACAGAGGTGGAACAACTCGCAATTCGTTTGGACTGATATGGAGACGGAGTTCGAAAAATACTGGAAAGTCTTTCACACGCAAATACAAGTCGTCGAAGAATAAGAGAAAAACAAGAGACAGGGGGGGTCTCTTTTTTTTCATACACAAACGAATTAATAATAAAAACAAAGAGACAATAACAAATATAATCAAATCAAAATGGCAAGTATCCCTTCTAACGGTTATGCCGAAGTTATGGCAGGAACAAATAACTACTCTGGTTCTAATTCGTTCGACGGTAGTTGCCCTCGCACAGCAATCCCCCCCGTCATCGGCAACGACCTCTGTAATAAAACTTATGTCGATAATGCTTCTGGTGGCGGTTTAATCGGGTTGCTCACCGATAAGGGGTCTCTCATCACAGGAGACGGCACAACGGCAGTAATCTTCGACCAAAATCCGTATCAAACCGCACTCACTACGACTACGGTATATGACTGGAATGCTCTGGCAATCGGGCAGGTTCGCACATTTACAACGACAGTCCCAACACTCATCCCGATAGGTGCGGCAATAACCATCACATATTCAGGCACAGATAGTATCAAAGGAACTGTCGGTTCTGTCGTCGGCACAACTATCACCATCACCATCACTAACCTCGCATCGGCGGCGTATGTCGCTACAACGGTCTATACATCGACCCCTCCAGCGGGTGTCATCGCAGGGTCTCAACCACCTCCCAGTTTCTTTTTAGATATCGACCCAACGGTTTCAACGCCCAATCCGCCCATCATTCCAGCGAATACGATGATTACTGATGGTATTAGTTTTATTCATACAAACATCACACCAACCAATTTTACGGTTAATCTATTTACTCCATCTTCGGTGTTATTAGGCACATCAACCCCAGCAGCATCAACAGCATTCCCAACCCCAAACGCCTTTCAATTTTCGAGTGGTGCTTTTGTTTCTGCGGCAACGCTGTTTCAACTTCAAATCGCAAGTTTGACGCAATCCGTTAATTTTCAATATCCCGTAGGTGGTAGTTTCGCCCCCCCTGATTATTGCGGACAGTTAAACGGTTATTCCCTTGCTTATTCAACTGGGTCTATCGTTATTGATGATGATATTGCCCTTATCGCCGACCCCCTCTCTTCAACTGGTCTCGCGTGGGGCGTCGTAGGTAGTAGTGGTGGTGGTGGTTCGGTCTCGAGTGTTAGTGGAGGCACAAATATTATTATGACTGGAACACTCGCCAATCCTATTGTCAATCTTCGAAACCCACTAACCGCAGAACTGAATATGGGTTCTCAATCCCTCCGTGATAGTGCGAGTGCTGTCGGCACGAGCGGACAACTCCTCTCTGCTGGAACTGGCGGTCAAACCCTCTGGACGAACGCCCCCTCTACAAATCCTACCATCACCGATACAAACACCAACGCAACATACTACCCTACCTTCGTTGCTGGTTCTGGAACACAACCGCTTCTCGCTGATATTTCTACTGGACCAATCAGTCTCAACCCCTCAAACGGCAACTTTAATGTCGTCGATACACTCAAACTGACGCAAACAGAAATAGCAGTTGGTAAAAATGCTGGAATAACCGCACAAGGTGGCGGTGCTGTTGCTATTGGTGTGGGTGCTGGTAATTTCACACAAAATGTTAATGCTGTTGCTGTTGGTGTTGGTGCGGGTCAAAACAATCAAAGTGGCGGTGGTGTTGCTATTGGTAGTTTAGCAGGTCAAACTACGCAAGGGACGAATAGTGTTGCTATTGGAAGTAGTGCTGGTAATAATTTACAAAATGTGACTGCTGTTGCGATTGGTAGTAGTGCTGGTCAATCTTCACAAGGTTCTAATACTGTTGCTATTGGTAATACTGCGGGTAATAACACACAGGGGACGGGTGCTGTTGCTATTGGTCTTCAAGCAGGTCAAACCTCACAATCTACTAATGCTGTTGCTATTGGATTGAGTGCTGGAACAACCACACAAGGAAACGCTGGTGTTGCTATTGGTGGTAATGCTGGTAATAATAATCAGGGTGCTTCTTCTGTTGCTATTGGTCTTCAAGCGGGTCAAACTTCACAATCCGCAAATGCTGTTGCTATTGGATTAAGTGCTGGAACTACAACACAAGCATCATCTGCTGTTGCTATTGGTAATAGTGCGGGTAATAATAATCAAGGCGGTAGTGCTATTGCTATTGGTCTTCAAGCGGGTCAAACAAGTCAAACTGCCGCTTGTATTGCTATTGGTGTCTCTGCGGGTAATGCTAATCAAGCAACTAACGCTATTGCGATAGGGCAGAATGCGGGTCTAACAAATCAAAGCACAACTACTGTTGCGATAGGTCAGGGTGCGGGTCAAACTACACAAGGTATCGCTTCTGTTGCTATTGGTCTTCAAGCAGGTCAAACTACACAATCCGCAAATGCTGTTGCTATTGGTAATAGAGCGGGTATAACATCACAAGCGACAGAAAGTGTGGCGATAGGTAATAGAGCGGGTGAAACACAAGGAACAAAAAGTGTTGCGATAGGGACTTTTGCTGGATTTAGCACGAGTTCTAATACTATTTCTATTGGTGATAATGCTGGTAGCAACGGTCAAAATGCTCGTTGTATTGCGTTAGGTCAATTCGCAGGTCAATTCGGGCAACAAAGCGACGCTGTTGCTATTGGTGATTTTGCTGGAACTGTCGGTCAAGGTAGCGGTGCTATTGCTATTGGAAAAGATGCTGGAAGAGGTGTTTTTTCTTTCCCTGTTATCACAAACAAACAAGGTGCTAATGCTGTTGCTATTGGTAATGCGTCGGGTCAAAACTCACAAGGTTCAGGTGCGGTTGCTATTGGTGCGAATGCGGGTCAAGGAACAACCACAGGACAAGGGGCGAACGCTATTGCGATAGGTAATAATGCGGGTGTAGCATCACAGACAGCAGGTTCTATTTGTTTAAACGCGACAGGTTCAGCGTTGAACCCTAATCAGGTAGGTCTTTTTATTAACCCTATCCGTAGTATAACTGGTAATCAAAATCAGCAACTTCAATACAACCCCACTACATTCGAGGTTTCTTCGTTTCCAAACAGTAATAATGTTGTGATGGAGGATTTTGATATGTTTGACACAACCACCAATTTTTATGGAAACAGACTATCTTTTGCTGAAACTGGTAATGGTTCAGTATCATATTATCAAGGTGTGTATGAAGCAACTATTCTTGCGGGTGCTCAATATAGAAGAGGTGTTATTCAAATGGCATCTGGAACTGCTAATCCGTCCAGCACAATACTTCTTACCGACCTTTTATTTTCGTTTGCGAATATATCAAAGGTCACATTCGGTATTGTCCCTCACACCAACGAAAACTTGTCGATTACCCCTGTCCCCGCAGGAAATACCACATATGCGGTAGGCATCAGCGATGTAGCATCATCGTTAGGAAATCAAACCGCCGATACTGTTATTTGGCGTATGACTTCGGCAAGTGCGACTATCCCTGCTTGGCAATTTGTTATAAATAATGTGGTTCAATACACATTAACCATCACCCCTACGAATATGACTGCGAAATGGTGTCGTGCTGAAATTAATGTGAATTATGGAGGGGGGGCAACTGCTACTGTGTCTGGAACTTGGTATAATCTTACCGACGGCACGAGCGAAACAACAGGAACATACACTATTACTGCTGGAACAGGGTTTCCTGCCGCCCTAACTACCCCTAACACGGTTGGTATTTATATGTCGTGTTATAGTAATAACGCGACCAATAAGTATATGGGTGTTGATTATGTTGAAGTTCAGCAACCTAATTTATACCCCGTTGGAAGTGGAACTACCGATACAACTGGAAGATAAATCCGCTACTCACGGATTTCTATCGCATCCGCAACTATCTCATCATACGAAATCCCCATCCTCTTATGGAGTTCCTTCATTCCATTTTGAAACGCCGAGAGGTTCATATTGTCCTCTATCAGGCACAACACCCGCCACACGCAAAACGCTCCGCAGGTATTCACATTATCACGCTTCTCCTGAAAATCCATCTTGTTATATATCACATCCCAACCGTCCGTCTTCGCCTTATTCAACAGGTCTTCAAGATAATTATGTGTCGCATCTACCACCGCATTCTCCTCTGGCGAGTTCCACTCGAGAGGTGAGTTCGGCGAATACGGCGATGACCCATAAGGACAGAAAAACTCTATCGTATTTTCATACCTCAATACCGCCACCCAGTGACCGTTTTGTGGCGTGTGCTCATATAACAAAATCATATAATCTCTCGGTCGCTTCAATATCGACTGGATTGACGGGTATCCTTTCAGTTCGCGAAACATAAAGATTTTTGCCTGTGGCAGATACACCTCCAAGTCAGCATCACTCATCGGTTCTGTTATTATTTGACGCAACTTCGGTTTGTCCTGTGCTGACCCAAAAACTCCTCCTTCCGCGTTCATTATTTTCGATTATACATACCTTTCTACTTTGTTTTTATTCCGTATCACAACGAAATTATATATAAAAACAAAGTTATACTATAATTCATAAAATCGAAACAAAATGTCTCTTAACGCATTAGGCACATCCCAACTCAATTTGAAGGCAGCGACCTCCGCCGCACCCGTTTTCAGTTATACTTCTGGTAATTATGCTGGTCTTTCTTCGTCTCGTTTTGATGAAATACTCGGCACAGCAACCCTCGCCGCTGGAACTATCGCAATCCCCCTTTCTGCCGTTGATATTCCCTCCGCTCCTGTTGCCGCCGCCTGTATTATCGAGGCGTGGCAAAACAATTCTGCTGCGGGTGTGGCAAACTTTTCAGGTGCGAAATATGTAGGGGTAATCGCTTTTGCTGTTGGACCTCCTGCTACCGCTACCCTAACCATCAACGCCCTCGACGCCAACGGTGCTCTCGTCAATACCTCTGTCGCAACACTCGGTTTCCGTGTTTTTATCCCTCGTAATGCCTAAAATCACGGTAATTGCGTGGATAATGGTATAAAACGAACTTCCTCTATAATATAAGTCCCATCGAATTATATTATGACACCAAAACCCTACACCAAGACCCCCTTTATGGAAGAACTTGATAAAAAGATGACCGATTATGGTTTAACAACCTCATCGAAATTGACTTATCTTCGTGTGCTTGAATATCTCTCGGGAAAACCTGTGGATGACCTCACATTCTTTCTTGACAGCGACGCAATTGAAGCAAAACTCGAACCCCTCAAACCAAATACCCGCCGTGTATATTACACCAGCATCCACTCCGCACTCAAACTCACCTACCCGATGCCAACCGAACCAGAGGGCGATATGATTAAAATCTACCACCGTAAAATGATGCGGATTGCTCACGAACAACAAGCAGTCGCAAACAAGAAATCTAAATCACAAGAGGAAAACTGGTTAGAATGGGAAGATGTCATCTCAAAATGGGATGAAATGAAAAAAGACTACGACCATCTCAAATCTCTCGGCGATGGCATTTCATACGACTACCAATACACATTTCTTCTCCATTTCGTCGTCCTCACCCTCTATGTAAAACTCATCCCCCGCAGAAACGCCGACTATCTTTATATGGTTGTCTCTCAAAAACAACCCGAAGTCCTCGACCCCGAAATTAATTACCTCATCCTCGACGATAAAAAGTTCATCTTCAACAAATACAAAACCGCACAAAATTACGGGACTGCCGAAGTCAGCATCCCCGATGAGGTTATGGATATTTTCTGGTT